TGCTGTATAATCTGTAATGTCTTTTAACTCTCCAACTTCCTCAATAACAAACTTTAATCCATTAAGTTTTATCCACCAATTTATAGCTTCTATGTTAGTGAAATAATCCATAATTACTGCTACATCTGTAAAACTATCTTTTTTACTTAGAGTAAATGAAAAACTGATTATATGCTTATTTATATTTGTTTGCTTGAATACTCCATATTTTTGAGTATCTTCTCTTTCATTTGTATATCTATGAATAACATTATTAGAAATAGTCCTTGCTATTACTCTTGGTAATTTCAATTGCCCATTTACTTTTGATAGATGTTCAAATGGTATAACTTGAAATTTATTATTTAATTCTTTTATTTTATCCAGGAACAATATTTCTAAATCTAAGTTATTCATCTTTCATCATCTCCAACACAAACTCATTAAAATCTGCATATAATCTTGGTAGTATTTCAACTACTCTATAATTGATATTCTCAACTGTTATAATATCTCCTAGTTTTAATCCATAGCTTTTAAGTATCTTTCCATTAAGTTGATTTAAAAGTTTTATCCCAGCATTAACATCAGGAGTTGCTACTTTTAGAGTTTTCTTATAAATAACCATATCCCAATGATAAACTTCTTCTGCTCCATCAGGATTGTGCATATCATATTCAGATTTTCTAGTTACTTGATATTTTCTTAACTCATTTTTAGCAAACTGTGATAACTTGAATTTCATTTTAAATCTCCTTAACTATATACTCCAAACTATTAACCATTGTTCTCGTGTCAATTAAAGGTTTTATTCCACTTCCTTTTCTTTCTTTTGCTTTTATAGTGCTTTCTGCAAGTTCTGCCCAGCTTCCTTGCTCTATGCTTTTTTTAATATATTGAACTATCTGTTTTCCTATATCTTCAAAACATTGCTTGGCTTGCATTTTGCCCTCTGCTACCTGTTTAGCATTATGAATAAATCTATTCATTATTTTTTGCATATTCGCATCTATTGCTGTTCTCCAAAATGGACGAGCAGGATAATGAACATTAAAACCTTCTTTTCCATACTCTAGCCACATTGCTATAAGTTCAACTTTTTGTCCGTTTTCTTCTGTATTATCTTCATTAAATTGTACAACTAACTTCCATTTTGCTAATAGATTTAATTGCTTTTCTATCTCTGCAAATTTTTTCAAACTTTCAGTTGTGAATTTTACATTAACTCCAATCATAAGTTTTCCTCACATATTTATAAAGAATAGCCTTAGCTTGTGAACTTGTAAAAACAATATTTCCTATTTTGTTTGTATTATTTGCTGTATAACTTATAGACATATCCCCTATTGATTTACTAGCAATGCCTTTTTCAATATCACTTGTATTGTCATCTTCAAAATTCTTAACTATTGAATAAGCTTCCAGTATCTGTGCTTTTTTAATTTCATCAGGTACTTTTTCTTCATCAATTCTAGGGAATATTAATTCTTGTTTATCAGATTTTCCACTATCTCTAATCATTAAACTTTCAATCTTATCTAATGCTTTGTATAAGCCTTTTGATAGCTCAGTATCAGATATTTCTTCATATCTGTTTTTTATAAATTTTTTTGCTTCATCTAAACTAACATAACCTATTATCATTTAGCCCCCTTTAAAGCAAGGGGAGAGCTTTTAACTCTCCGTTATGCTTGTGATATTTCTAATTCACATAGTAATTTTGTTTTACCTGTTTCTGTTTCTATAACATCACATCCGAATAATTGTAATCCTTTTACATACTCTCCAAATGATTTTTCAAATTCTCCAGCTTTTATTTCATTTAATTGCATTGCAAGAGTTAAACCTTTACTTACTCCTGCCATACAGTGATATTTTTTACCAGTTAATTGAACATTATTAGATTTATAAATTGTAAATCCTCCCCAATTTCCAACAAAGTAACTTTGATTTATTCCAAGTGTATTTTCTCCTGTTGAAACAGTTGGAGTTTCTTTAATTAATTGCCCATAAACTTCTGGCGATACAACTAACCATCTGTTAGCAGTAGGTACATTGTCTTTATCCATTTGCACTGCTAAATCTGTAATTAAATCTGTAATTTTGTTAGTTCCTATAACTCCTGCAACTTTGTTCTTACATTTTGAATACAACTTAGCAAGTTCTGTATCAACAACATCAGCCATTTCATATATAGCTTGTTCTGTTAATCCTTCCATTACTCCTGGTATAGCTTGTGCCTTGTCTACATCATCCATTTTTAAAGCAAAGTATTTAGCTTTATTAATAGTGATAGTTTGATATGCTCCTGTATCTTCTTGGAATGTTATATCTGCTCCTGTATAATCTCCAACAGTTACTGAGCCAATACTTGGTACTCTTACAGAGCTTCCAAAGTTTTCAATTTTTCCCTCATAATTTCTATTTGCTAATGCTCCAAATACTAATTCTTTATTTAAGTTTCTGTTTGTTAATTCAGTCCATACTTCTGGTTTAAAATTGTTATATGACATATAGCCTCCTATTCTTCTCTTAATATTTCTTTTAACTGTTCATCTGTTAATTTTGATTTTTCTACATCTGACATTTTGATAAAATCTTCATATTTAACTTTTGAATTACCATTATTAGTTGGTAATGGTGGTGGTGTAGTGCTTCCCTTTTCATTAAATAAATCTGGATAAGTTGTTTTAAAATTAGCAACTTGTTCATCAAAACCTGTAATCTTACCATCTTTAATATCTAATTTAGAAAAGTCTACTGCATTTACAAGCATTGAACTATATTTAGGTGATATAGCACCTAGTCCAAAACTTACTGCTGTTTTAATAGCTTCCTTTTTATAATCTTCAAAACTATTTTTAAATACTATTTCTTTTCCTAAATCATCAGAAGTTACCTTATCTCCTAATTTTGATTTTAAAAATTTAATAGCACTTTCATTATAAAGTTTATCTGACAAACTTTGATTTTTAGTTATAAAGTTAGTTACTGCCTCTGCTGTGATTGGCTTGTCAACTTCTTTTACTGTTTCAATCATAAACTTATTATCAGTTAGCCATTTTTTACCCTCATTACTTCCTAGCATTTTCTTTTCTTCATCTGTTAATATTAAAACTCCGTCTTTTAATTCCATTCTTTGCTCCTCTCGTGCAATTTCTCACACAAAATTAATTTAATCTAATTGGCTCAGCCCAACATCTACAATTAAAATCTTCTCCTGGTAATTCATCATTGATACTAAATACTAAGCCCTCTCGTTCAGCGTGTGACTCTCTTACTCTGTCATCTTTCATTGTGTGCCAAACAAAATGCTCTATACCATTTTCAATCATTAAGTCTTTACATTCTTGTGCATATAAATTACCTGTTTCATTTCTTGCGAGATTTTCATTTCTTTTAGTTAGCCATTTTTGTAAATTATTAATATCGTTTTGAGTATATGTTCCGTTTTCTATACTCTTAACAATATCTTTAATCTCTTGACTAGCTATGTTATTTGCTATATCTTGCTTCAATGCGTTTAACGTAGACTTTGGTACTTCTCCATTTTTTAATACATCTAAATTTCTATTATAATTTTTGATTGTATCTACTATTCTTTGTTGTCTTATATCCATTAATTTATCTGCTGTAACTGATGTATTATTAAATAAATCATAATTCTTTTTTATCCAGTACTTAGCACCAGTTAAATCAGTTCTTTTTAAATCTTCATCTGTTAAAGTTCTCCAACTCTCAAAAACTGATAAATTAACATCAATAGCAACCTTTGTTAAATCTTTTATAATGTTTCTTTTTTCTTCATCTGTTAATTCAAATAATGGTAATTGTCCATTACTTACGCTTTTTCTTGCTCTTCCAACTCTTTTTTTTGTATAAAATTGAAATATTAATCTTAATTTATTTTCTTGAGCTATTGGGAACATATATTATCCCTCCTTAACTTCAAGTCCTAAATCTTTCATAATGTCTTTTGAAAGTTCTTCAAGTTTAACTTGTAATTGCTCTTCTCTTGTTATTCCAGCAAGTATATTTAAAATATTTATAAGTTTTTCTTGATAACTTATATTAGTTTTTATTGATCCTATTTCTTTATCTTCTTTTTCTCCTAAAAGACCTAAAAACTTGATAGCTGTTTCTAAACTCATTACATTGTTTTGAATACCTTGTACAACTATTGCCATTTTTTCTGTTAAAGATAAACTCAATATGTCTTGTGCTTCTATTTGTAAATCAATTTCTTTACCTTTTATTTTCTTATATCCCCATAGAATAATGCTTTTTATTCCTGTGATACATTTAGTCCTTTTGCTCTCAACTGTTGCAATAGTCCTTTCCAAACTTCTTCTTTTAGCTTCTCCAGAAGCAATAGATCCCCCCAAATCAATTCCAAAAGCTAAATCATTTACTCCTAATTGCTTGTATATATCATTCTTGATGTCTTCTTTTTGTAATTTCCATTCTTGTGTCTTAGTTTCAAGTTGAACTTGTTTTACTTCCTTATCGTCTTTTGATAAAGTTATAACTCTATTGTCTAATCTAACTGTACTTCTGCCAGTTGAATCAACTTCTATCAAGCTATCAGGAACTTGTAACAATGGATTAGCAACTTTTTGAAATGCTTGTGATGTTAATGTATCTCCAATAACTAACTCCCTTACATTTCCAACTAAATCATCATTATAATCACTTTTACCAAATATATTTTCAATTTCTACTACTGCCCAACCTTGAGCTTGATTATCTTTATAACCTAAACCATCTTCTATCATCCCATTATCTTTTAAGTTATAAGGATATTTAATTTCTTCTATGTTTTTATCAATTATTTTAAAAGCTCTATATTCAATACTATCTAGTTCATAGATTTCACATATAAGAGTATTTTTATTTTTATCATCTGCTGATAAGTTATAAATTACATATCCATCAATTAACTTTGGATTATATTCATTCCTAATCGGGAAATAATCTTTTGGAGTAACTGGATAGAAGCTAAATCTATCTAATTGTGTAACTCCTTTTAAAAGTAATTTACCAGCCCAAGACTGTATAATCATAGCTTTACCTAACAGATCATCTAAATCAAAATCTTTTATTAATTCAAAATCTTTCTGATTAGTTACTAGCTTTTTACTTGTTGCATACTCTGCATAAAGTCTTGTAGTAGCTTGTAATAACCCATTACCTACAACTAAACTTTTAAGACTGCAACCTTTACTATTACTTGTTAAACTTCCATTACTCATAGAATAAGTATTCATATAGCCTTGCTTGTCTACTATTCCCATATATTCAAGATTTACTCTTGCTTTTACATCTGCAAAAAATACATCTGCACTTTTACCATCTGATAACTTCCTGTATTTTTCACAATTTCTGTGAATATCAGTTTGAATATACTCATTATATGCTTTTAATATCCTTGATTTTTCCATTTTAAGCTCCTGTAATTTTAAAAATTTTTCCATTTTTAAAGCTAATTTGTCTGTACTTCTCTAATCCATATCTCATAGCATCCACTGTGTGTGGGTCTATGGTAAATTTATCTTCTAAGTAATTTCCGTTCTTATCTTGCTCGTGGCATAGTTCTATTAATTCTCTGTATGTATTTATGCACTTATCAGAAACTATAATCTTGTAAAAACTCTTTAATTTCTGCAATCCATCTAATACACTTCCTGGACCTTTTTCGCAATTTATTATCTTAAAACCTGATCTTTTAATTTCCTCAGTTGTTTCAGGTCTTGCATTATCTGCTATTATTTCTCTATGTCTTTTTTTGATATGTTCCATAGATTTAATTAATTCGCTTGTAATTAGATTTTTGTTATAAACTTCGTCATAAACATACAAAACATTATTCTCCCTGTCTACTGCCATTCTAACTAAAGCATTATATGAAATACTAAACCCATAATCTAAGCCATCATATAAGTTTCCTAGTCCTGATTTACTTAATTCTTGCATAATTGCTTGTACTTCTGTATCAGTAGCTTTTTGAATGTTTGTAAATACTCTCTCTCCTACTATTCCAAATCTACCTTGATATGCTATTCTGTATCTTTCAATATCATAAGTTTCAAAATTCTTTAATTGCTTTATATATTCATCAGTAACAAAAGCATTATCCTCAACAACTGAATGATGATAATAAGTATCATCTGTTGTCATAATTCTATTTTGATAAAGTTCTTCTTCATCTATTCCAGCTTTTTTTATAAATCTTTCATAGGTCCAATTGTTTATACTAACTGGATTATTAGTTAAAAATATATGCAAGTCTTTTCCTAATGCTCTTAATCTCCCGTTTAATTCATTAAAAGCGTTGTATGAAACTTCTGAACATTCTTCAATCCAAATCATATCCACATTATCAATAGATTTTAATTTTTCACTATCATCTAGTCCCATAAAGATAAACTCACTCCCATTCCTACATCTTATGTGTAGTGGGTTTACTGTATAAGTGAATAATCCATTTAAGTTATAATTACTTATAATTCCTTTTAACAGTGAAAAACAACTCTCTTTTATAGTTCTGTATACTGCTCTAACAACTAATATTCTTCTTTTCTCCTGTATAGCTTTTAATATTAGTTTTAATCCTGTATGATAAGATTTACTACTTCCATATCCTCCAACAATGTAATAGAATCTCTTATCCCAGTTATTTAGATAATCAATAAAATGCTCGTTAGCTTGTATATTAATTTCCATTTCTCTTAACTCCATTTCTTTAACCAAAATATCTGAGCTGCAACATCTCCTGGCATTTCTTTTACAACTTCTTTTACATATGTTGATTTCTTGCCGTCTATCTCTTTTACTTCTTTTATAACTTCTTTATACTTATATCCTATTGCTCTTTTAAAAAGTGCATTTTCTACTTCTATATCTGCAACTTCCTTACCTTTTTTTAAAGCGTCCGAAAAGTCTGTATATTTCTCTTTATATTTATAAAATGTATCTCTGCTAATACCTAAATTCTTGAATATCTGTTCATCTGTTAATCCATCTCTTTTCCAAGCTTCTATCTCTACAAGTCTTGGTTTGACATCTGTTTCATATTTACTTTTAGCAATTGTTATCACCTCTTAAATAACAGCCAGTTTTATAAATAGTTTTTGTCTTACTTCCTCTAGTTTTTATCCCTCTTAGTTCCATACACATATGTCTAGCTTCTACTTCTACATATACTCCTGCACAATCTAAATTGTTTTGAATTGCTTCAGCTATTTCTTTTGTCATTTTCTCTTGTATTTGTAATCTTTTAGCAAATGCTTCAACTACTCTTGGTATTTTAGATAGTCCTACAACTTTACCATTTTTTGGAGTATATTTAACTTTTACAGTTCCAATAAATGGCAACATATGATGTTCACATAAAGAATTAAATTGGATATTTTCTATTTCAACTTCATTGTTATTATCACTTGTGAAAGTTTTTGATAATATTTCATTTATATCTACACTATATCCAGATGTCATTTCTTTAAAAGCTTTTACTACTCTTTTTGGAGTATCTTTTAATCCTTCTCTTTCAGGATTTTCTCCTAATGCAATTAAAAGGTCTACTATTCCTTTTTCAGCTTTTATTGTATTTTCATCAGTTTGTGTAACTGTATTGATATTTCCCATTCTCCTGCTCCTCTCTCTTTTAACTTTTGTTTTATCTCTCCTAATAGGTCCAAATTTTTAAACTCTCCGTTTATTTCTACTGGGGATAAAAAATATTTATTAGCTTTTATTTTATTTTTGATATCTATACAAAAATTTATAAAATCTTTTTTGTTGCTTGTATCTACAACTATTCTTACTTCATTGGCTTTTTTTAATTTAACTATATTAGGTCCATATATAAATTTTGGAGATGTAGCAATATAATCTATATATCTATAATCAATATCATTAGTTCCGTTAGTTTCAATTGCTATCCAATAACCTTTATCTTTTAACTCTTTTAATAAAGGAGTTAAATTACTAATTGTAGGCTCTCCACCTGTTATAATTACATTTTTACATTTGTATTTTGATATTTTTTTCATAATCTCTTGTATTGTTAATTCTTTGTATTTCTTCCAGTTGGTATCACACCAAGGACATTTCAAATTACAATTTCCTAGTCTTATAAATATAACTTGCTTTCCAAAGTTGCTTCCTTCTCCTTGAATACTTTTAAAGATTTCTACTATTTTCATTGTTATAACCTCGTATACTCAACGTAAGATGTTTCTGTTTCATATAGAGTGATTTTAATAAGCTCTATGTTTTCACTCTTTAAAATAGGCTTTAATTTATTAAAAATGTATTTTGATATGTTTTCTGCTGTACTTCTATAACCTAAATCAACAAATTTTAAATTATGTTTCATTAAAACTTTTTTTATATCTTTTTCAACTTCTTCATTTCCTGCACCTAAAATAAAAGCATGATCAAAATTATTTATAATATTTTCTTCTACTATTTTTTTTAATTTAGAAAAATCTATAATCATACATTCTGAACTTAAATCTTTTTTGTGTTCTCCTGTACAACTAATTATTAATTTATATGTATGCCCGTGTAAATTTTTACATTGCCCATAATGATTAGGTAGTATATGAGCAGTATCAAATTTGAACTCTTTATTTATTATTTCCATCTTTATAATTCCCCTTTGTATAAACTTTTTTGAAATTTTATAAATTCTTTTCCAGAAACTGTTAAAATTTCTTTTGATAAATTTTTGTTTATTTTTTTTGTTTCACTAAATTTTTTATATACAATTATCTTTTTTTTGTTGTCAAAAATTCCAATACTTGCATATCTAATAGATGTTTTCCAACTTGAACTATCAACAGAATAAAAATCAAACTCATTTACATTTGAGGCAGTAAATCCTAATCCGTGAACTTTACAATTTTGTAATTTTGCTATTTTTAACAGTGTTGGAAATATTTTTTTATAATCTTTTTTCTTTATATCTTTTATTGCTATTCCACCTATACAGATATATGGATAATTTTTTATTAGTTTTTTATACTCTTCAATTCCTCTTGTTAAATGAAAAACTGGAATACTTTTTTTGTTTGTTTCTCTTTCAATTTTTTCCCTAATTTGTTTAACTTTTTCATAGCCAATAATTTTATCTATATCTAACTCTATAAAATTTTTAATATCATATTTGTTTATAAAATCTATATACTCAGTAACATAACCATCTAATTTTTGTAAAAAACTTTCTTTGTTTTTGCTTCCAGAAAGCATACTAAAAGCTCCACTATCTAAAATAAAATCTTTACATTGAGTTTTTACATAATTTATATATTTATCTAAATAATCTTTTTTGCATTTTTTTAAATAGAAAAAGCTCCCTAAAACAAATAAAGGCTTTGTTTCTGTTAAAATATTTATATTTTGTTCTATTTCATACGAAGATAAAAATAATTTCATAGCAACTCACCACAGTGAGGACATCTCTTTTCTTTTTGTTTTTTTTCTTCATCTGATATAAATTCATCTAGGTTAATTTCTTCATTTTCTGCTAATAAATTTTCAATTTCATACTCACTAAAACCAGTTAAAGCTAAATCAAAGCCTTCTACTTTTAAAGCATTTAACTCATACTGTAATCTGTCTAAATCAAAATCAGTATTCATTGTTGTTTTATTGTGAGCAATTATATATGCTCTTTCTTGAACTTCTGTAAGTCCTGTTAAAACAATACAAGATATTTCACTCAATCCTAATTGTTTAGCTGCTAAAAGTCTTCCGTGTCCCTCAATAATTTGATTATCTGCATTAATTGCTATTGGGTCATTAAATCCAAATTCTTTTATAGAATTAGCTATCTGTTCAATTTGCCATTCTGGATGTTCATTTGCATTGTTCTCATATTCTTTGATGTCATCTATGTTTTTATTTATGATTTTCAATTCTTTCATTTTTCCTCCAGTGCAGAAAATAAAAAAATGGGATACATAAAAAGTTGCTTATATTTCTATAAACTTTCTTCTTATATATCCCATCTACTTTAATTAAATTTTGATTGTAAGATATTTTATTATTTAATTTTTAAAAATTTTTTACACTTTTTTTCAATTGATATCATTGGACTTTTTGAGTTCTACAAAAATATTTTAAAAAAAGTGTTGACATAATCATATGATTATGATAATATAGAAATACCTCGAGAGAAAGGAGGTGATAAAATGAAATTTCAAATCAAAATTGTGATTGGGAGTTGGTCGCTAACAATTACAATTGAGAAAAAGGAAAAGTAATTTATCCCCCCTCTTCTGAGGGGTAAAACTAAGAATGATATAATCCTAGCTTCAACTACTTAGATTATATCACTTCTTAAATAAAAAATCAAGAATAGGAGTGATGAAAATGAGAGTTTTATCAATTTTAACAGATTGGAATGACGGAAAAAAGATAACAGTTTATGAAGAAGATGGAAAATTATATGTTAAAGATAATTTTTACATCTCTTGTGATAAAAAAATGGATATAGACAGATGGTTATCAGGTTATAAAATTTTTTATGGAGAAGATAAAAATTTTGACTTAATAAAAGGAGAAAAAAGACTTTTTGAAATTGGAGTTTATAACAATTAGTTAAGGAGGAAAGATGGAAAAAAAAAGAAAAGGTTATAAAACATCTAAGGCTCAAGTTGAAGCAAATGAAAGATATTTAGAAAAAAATCCAGAGGCTAGACCTAATAAATATCGTTCTAATGATAAGACTGCCGCGAAAAGATTTATAAGAGATTATGCTACACTTGAAGAATTAGAAGAACTTGAAAATTTAATAAAAAATAAAAAAATGGAGGTATTAAAGATGGAAGGATTTGAAAGATTAGGAACTGGTTGGTTTGCATTAAAAGATGAGGGTGTGGATGTTTATTTAGTAGCTTTAAAAAAAGATGTTGTAATTGAGCCAAACACAATGTGGGGTTGCTATATGGCATATCTTAAAGAAAATGCTAACTGCTTAACAGAGCAAGAATTAAAAAAATTCTTTCTTGACAGAACTGGAAAAGAATATACAGCAGAAGAATTAAGAAACC